TATATTTGAAGACTGAGGATTTCTTCCTCTTCCTCCGCCAATTCCAAATTTATTCAATACCGACCCAATTCCTGATAAAAATGGATCACCATTATTATTACCTGCTCTCCCCAAAGCATTCATGGATAAATTTGTCGCTAATTGTGAAAATGCCTTATATTGTTCCGGGCCTAAATTCTGTGCCATTCCTGGGGTATTTAAGAATGACATTAAACTTTGAGGCCCAACCCAATTTGCATAAGCTGATTTTGACTGTCCTTCCGCTTCCAATAATTTACGCTGTAATGCATCCTGAGCCACTTGATTATATGACTCATTCAATCCACCACCAGCGCGGGAGGTTCGGGTTAATTTATCGGCTAATTGTCTTACGGATAACATTAGAAGAACCCTCCTCCAAAGTACGCATTAGCAGCACCACCAGCCATATTACCTATGCCACCAAATATATCATTCCATCTTTGATTTCTTCCGGCAGCTTTATTGCCTGCAATACCTGCTTCCATCTCGCCACGATTATTGAATATATTGGCACGTCCTCCGGCGGCGTTTGCTCCGGTATTAATGGCATTTTGCCAACCTTGACCATATTGTGAATTTATTCCTAACACTTGGGAGAGCCAATTCTGCATATCTTGAGAAGATATTCCGGCACTTTGTTGGGCCATTTCATTGGAAAATGGCGTCGAACCAATTGTCCCTGCAGCTGAGGCTGCATTCATTCCCCCGCGCATGGCTTGGTCTTTGGAGAATCTAGACCATGGTGATTCCTGATAATTATTCATCAAGTTATTAATAAAACCGGAAGGGTCTTTCATTCCATTCATCCAGTCTTCAAACTTTCCCATGCCACGTTGCCCAAATTGGCTATAGGGCTCAAATTCACCGGCTGCCCTATCATACCAAGGGCGCGCAGCTTCCCCTGCTTCATCATAAGGGGCTTCATAATCATTAAATAAGCCACCTAGGAATGACCCTAATCCTGCTCCAAAATCTGCCATAACACATATCCTTATGTGAAGGTTATAGTGCGCCAACTCTGCGATGAATCTTGCCAAAATTGTGGCGCATCTACAGTAAGATTATATATCAATTGTCCATTAACTACCGTAGTTAGGCTGTCCCTTTCAACAGTCGTCAATTGCGGTAAAAATATGCCAAATTCGCTTAAATAACTAATCAATGTCTCAAAAAAATCTGACCAATAACTAACCCACGTATCACTAAAAGTTCCCGTAACCTTATTTAATATTTGATCGTAAACTCTTGGTTGATCAAAACTTAACTGACTTGGCATTTGTTCGCTCCATCCGCTCCAAGCGCTCCAAGCGCTCGAGCCCATATTGTCTTGGTATTTGTACTTTCCTTACATAACTTACACGCCTTAGCCACCATAGCCGGCATTCGGGCATTCGGGCATTCGCTCTATTCTGGTAATACCTCAACTGCCCAAGCAGCGCCTAATATCGTAAATGGGTAATCATTAAAAAATTCTAGCTTCACTACAAATGCCTGACCACGGGGAATCGTCCCAAGCTTTCGCCATACCGTCCTAAATGTTCTTTGCCCTACAGCTCCCATCGGAGCAGGTATTAAATTGCCATAAGTCTGTCCACCATCCTTTGATATAGATAGAAATACAGTTGGTATGGGTTGATTGCCGCCAGTAATAGATGACCCACCATCTATCAATAATTGGAGACCTGATTCGGTCAAGATATCGTCGCCAGCTTCGGTTAAAAGAACGATATCTGTAAATATAGGTGGAATAGGAACATATTGCCCTTGAAGTAAATCAAGCTGAAAACGATCTATTCTTAATCTTTGATAGGATGGAACCACATAAGCTTTAGAGATCCTAGCTCGACGGATAGAATCGCCATTGTTTGTTAATATTGAGTTGTCCAATAGATACAAAATCGGAAGTTTGTAATCAGCTACATAATTTTTACCAAAGAAAAATCCATGGGTTTGAGCAGGATGGCGATTGCCATTTAATATTTCTTCTTCATGCCAGAGTTTGCCTTCTTCTTTTGAAGGATCAGAAAATGTGACGTTATAAACCCATGTGTGATTAGCAGTCGTAAAATTCAATCTATAGAAAATAATGCCATTTTCTTTTATTAGAAATCCTCTAGCATCATCTATTTCTTGGATTTCGGCATAATTACCAAAGATAAAATCAAGTGCTTTAGTGCTCACAGGAATGGCAGCGGTTCCTGTTACCATCATGACAGAACCTAGACCATCTCTATCATTCGATAAAAAGAACATTCGATCAAAGCCCGTCGTTAAGCTACCTAGCGCTGCTAGACCATATTCAATTAAAAGTGCATTAACACGTCTAAATGGCAGATTAGTTCCAATACCCCTATTTTCCCAAACCTCGGTGAAATTAGATGAGAATATGAATAGTAGTCTATGAAGAGTTCTAACCCCTAAAATATTGCCAGGATGTGTATTTATAGCGCCTTGTTGTAATTGTCCTGAAATATCAGTGCGCGAGGTTATGGTATTTATTGGCGTACCATCTGTGGTTAAATCTATAAAAATACCAGCAATGGCATTAGCAAATGATGAGGCAACTTTAATGGTAGTACCACTCGTTAGAATAGCAAAATAAGTGGTTCCGGCTGCGAGTGGCGCTGGTAGTGTTCCAGTAGTGAAAACTCTAAATGGAACGCCTGTTGCCCAAAGTGCTGTTCCTCCAGCAATAGTTAATGTGTCTAAAATAGCACTTCCAGTAAAAGTATCGGTAAATGTTCCCCATACTAAACCTTGATTTAAAGCTGATAGAAAAAATGTATTAGTATCGCCTTGAGGAACAACAAAAAACCCATCTAGTGAAGTAACATCAATTGGTTTTGTTGGAAAATTTGGATCGGTTATTCTAGTTGCCGTTGAAGTTGACACATCCCAAATCCAGCCTTGATTGCCATCTACAAATATGACTTGATGTGTATTTCCATCAAGGCCTACATATCCCGTAGTTGATGAAAATGAAAATAATAATACTGGAGTTAAATTTTTATCTATTCTATAAACATCAGCACCCAATACTAAATACATATGGGGCTCAGGTTCATTAACACCTTGATAAACAAATTGGGCACGTGCTCCACCAATTAATGTTAAAAATGGTGTATTAGTATTTGCAATTCCCGATGTGTAAATTAATGATTTAGGTTTTTTACCCAATAGATCAACATATTCAAACATATTAATAGTACGTTCGGCATCTATGGGGAGTGCCCGTTGCTGATTAAAACTACCAACAATTTCAAAGTTTTCAACTGGCATGTTAATAGCTCAATATGTTGGGCCAGTAGAAAGGCTCCGGCGCAGTGAGAGTAACAGATGGACGAAGGGTTAAATCAGTTTCATTAACTGGTTTAAGCGTCATATAGTAATCTTGATATTCATCCTCCGCCGTTTGTGTCCAATTTCCTGATGGATAATAAGCTAGGAATTTGCGAGCTAAAGCATATTTTAAAAACCCATAATAATTAGGTGGCAACTCTCCCAATGTATCTTGGTTAGTTAAATCATTGATCATGCATTTAACTTGTAACTGACATGGGTATGGTTGATCAGGAACTGGATAAAATGTGATAAAACTTTCAGTTGCTTGCTTATTTAAAAATACAAATCCTGGTCTTGCTAATAATCCTACTTGTCTAACTACTCCATAATACTGAGCTTTATTTATTATCCTAATTGGGTAACTAAGTGAAGTATTGATTGGAATATTATTATTAAGAAAGGTAGTAATTTGATTAATAGGTAGACCATTAGTGAGTAAACCAATAGGCACCCCGTTAATAGCATCAGCCAAAGAAGCAGCCAAAGATATAGTCGTTGCTGTTCTGTTAATAACATAATAAGTAACTCCAGCAACTAAAGGTTGGGGAATAGTTCCCGATGTCGAGAGAACTACTGCACTTCCAGTTGGAAATAAAGACGTATCATTAAAAGTTAAAGTATTAGTTACAGTATTTGCAGTATAAGTAAAAGTAACTGGATTTCCCGATTGGAAAAGAGATGTACCTGGGATGAAATAATTAGCCCACGATAAATCAACAATTCTATCTTGAGTAATAAATGCCGGAACCATATCAGAAATAGAATAAGTATCAACTCCGACTACCATAGTGAATTTTATAGTGGTTAGATAAGGAATATAGATACTATCTGCGGCAAATTTATCCAACAATTCATTTAATAAATCTAAGCCAGTTGAGAGCATAAAAGCATCTGGAACTTCGGCTACTCCCAACTCGCCTAATAAATAAAGTGAATTAATAATGACATCATTTGTCGTCCTGATAACTTGCGGCATCCATGCCTCCAAAGCTATTTAGCTTGGTTTTAGCAAAATAAAATTAATATTTGCGTAAATCCTGCAAATTAGCTCTGCATTTCATCCGGTTTTTGACGGATTGGAAATGCTTCATGATCGATGCCTTTCGTAATATCTTTGGCTAGTCTTTGAGCATGTTCGCCATTATTCATCATGCAAGCATCAAATTTATAAAAGCGATCTTCCATTTTAGGTGGACGACCAGCATATTTTTTCGTTTTAGCTTCTTCAGCTTTAACAAAACTATTTGATTCACGATGTTGAGATTCCCCCATCCTTTGACGATTGTTTGATATTTCTGCCTCTTTCCCGCCTCTGAGAGTGTAGTCTCTGTTTTTCGAGTAGCTCATTTTGAGATTCCTTAAATTTTTGTGCATCCGTGGGATGTTTAAACCATTCACCAGTTTTGAGTAGTCTTTGATATTCATCATCATTGACTACTCGCATTGGATAATTTGGATGATAAATGCAATTAACCATCTTCATTCCTTATGACAGCAATTTAACGGCATATTGTGGATGCCATTTAAACCCACAAAGAATGTCCAAACGCATGAAGTTCTGATAACCCAAAATATCTCCAGTCTGAGTCACAGCAAGTGAAAGACCAGTTTCCGGATCAACGGCAACCGATGCGTAGGGCACTTGGAGTTTATAAAGGGGGGGACAGACGATATCTAATGCGCGAGCTGGATAGGCCACATTCACATTGTATGATCCAACAACGGTAACAACTGCGCCGTTTGGAATTGGGATATCAACATTCTGCAATGGATTTGACGTATCGCTGATAATCACTGGACTAACAGTAAGTGTTAATGCACCACCTGCACTTGAATTAGCAGCAGCGGTAATAACAAATTGCATGTTTTGACCACTAGATTGACGTGATAGCGGATTAACACTATGAACGCCAGCAATAGAGATTAAATCACCTGGTAAAAAGTAATTTGCAATATTGATAGTAGCGCCAGAAAGGACAAGGGTATTTCCCGATGAAACTGCACCATTAACCAATAAAACATCAGCAGGATGTAATAATGGGCCAGCACCGGCTATATGGTTAACAATATTCTGAGACTGGAAGACATCAAAATATGATAAGTGGCCGATTGCTGATTGACGGACAATGTCTTCATTAAATACTGGAGTGAACTGATTTAATAATGCACCTTTTAATGCTGACCCATCACGGACAGTCATGGCAAGATAAGCATCAGATGATATATTTACACCCATTTCTAATAACTTGGCGCCTGCTAAATCAACTGATGTGTAAGAATTTATCGGTGTTCCTGCTAAGCCTTGATATAGATAAAGTTCTTGTTCAGCATCGCGGCCTATATCTATTTCCATCTGCGAGATAATGTCTTGGATAGCTGGTTGAATGAATAATCGGGAGAAATCTTCAATACGCAGGGTTA